AAATAATTATTGTCAGGAATAGTAACATAACTATTCGGCTCACCGTTAAAGCTCAGGTAGGCGTGCGGATTTTCGCTTACAACGACGACCGCATTGGCATCGTTTGAATCTGAGTAGCCATCATTGACTTTGTATGTAAAGGTAAAGGTCTCGTTATTATCAGCAGCCAGCCAGAGAGAAGAGCCGTTATTTCGGACGGTGTAAGGACAAAGAGCCTCAGTGATAACCCCGCAACCCGCTGCAGGGTCTTGGATATAGCAGTTAACATCGTTGGGCGTTGAGAGAATGATATAACTCAGCGTTTGATTATCTACATCACTGCCGGCCAGTGTGATTGTTTGAGTAACAAATGTAACCGCCGTCCCGTTAACCTCGCCCGCTTCTGGGGGCGTATTAACCCAAACACCAGTCAGCCATTCATCTGCAAAGGTGTAAAGGTCTTTGTAGTCGACTATGCTATCGGAATTGATGTCGGTGTTGGGGTCGCTAAATCCGCTTGTCTTTTGCCAATCGATTGCAAATATAGCAAAGTCCGCAAAATCCACCCAGCCAGAACCGTCAAAGTCCGCCTCGAGAGCGAACGCTGGCGACACAAATAAAATAACTGAGATTATGGTTATAAACTTTTTCAACTTTTTACCTTTTTATAATCGATAACAAATTGCAAGCTGATTGCGACGAGTGCGATAATGGTTATTGCTGTTAATGCTCCGATAGATTGCTGGGTCGCTGAGAGTCCTGCGATAGCTGCCATTGCCACGTTGGTTTTTCTGCTGAGTCCGTAATTATTTGCTGCTTTGATTTCTTTTAGCTCATTTTCCATTTTTCAATTCCATCTTTTGTTTTTCAATTTCTTTATTCAAAAAATCGCGATACTGTTCATTGACGAGTATCTCGAATTCAATAACCTGCAGCATCAATGTCTTTTCATTTTCGCCGGCCATTTCATTACTCAAAAGAACTTCATTATTAACGTTGCGATCGTTCCGCTTGTAGCACCACTGGCAACAACAACGCCAATTGCTATGCCTATCACCTTTGCCTTTGAAACAAGCCAAGCCTGATGATGCGGGCAGCCCTTAATATGTGCAGCAAGAACTTCCCTCACTATTTCCCTTGCTATTTCTTTGCATTCTGCCTTGTCGCCAGAAGTCAGTGCCATCGATGTCTCCTTCTATTCGGTACGTTTAAAACAAAAATAAAACCGGCGGCAGCTGCGGAGCGTAATCTTTCACTGCCGCCGGTAAACGCAAAACGTCTTGTTAGCTCAATGTTGAATGTGCGGCGTACTGCCAGAATCCGAAACCAACATTGCGAGTAGCCTCTACACCATAAAGCTCACGCTTGTTATCAAACGTGTCATCTTTATATACAATGTCCAGCCCGACCTCTTCCTGGCGGATGAGAGCCTTAGCGTTAGCATCGACTCTGAAAGTTACAAACTGAGTTGTGTAAGCCAGCCTTGCATTCGGCACGATTGAGATATTGAACCCTTCCTTACTGATGATATTGGTAAGTGGGTTTGACTCGCCAGAACCAACAAATGGTGAATAAACACCACCTGACAGATGTTGCCATAGAGCAGGACTTGTCATAATAAGGAAGTTTTCCGCTCCCTCATTCATCGGCTCGCCCTGATCATCTTTATAGCCCATCATATAACCGATAACACCGAGAATTGCCTTTGCGGCCTCTGCAGCAGTTGGAGCTGTTGCAGTGGTAACATCCAGAGCTGCAACCTGACTCGCTGTAAGCAGATTGAGTTGTGTACCGCTTTCACCTTCTGAGTGATCACTATCAAAGAAATACTGACCATCATAGCAGGTCCCGCTGGTTCCACCGGTACCATTGGTGATAAGCGTACTGAGTAGCTTGTTCCAGTGAGCCATTGCCCTTGTGGCCAGATCGTTGATACGCATCATAACCTGACCGGTCTTATCACGGCGGATTTCGCTGGTCAACACCTGAAGAGTTGCTTCAAACTCTTTATTGGTGATTGTGATACCGTTCTCGCGGAATCCCTTGGCGTTTCGTCCACCGATAAACTCACGCATTGCCGGGGCCTGACCGAGCCATTTGTAAGTTTCGCTTTCCTGATCAGACTGGAAAAGCATCGAAATTTTGTCGAGCCAGCTGGCTCCTGTTACCTGCTCTAAAGCAGTGTACAGTGAACCAATGATGTCTCGTTTGCCTAAACCTTTTGCACCCATTTTGTATCTCCCATAATTTAAGAGTTTTCTTTTTAATTTTTTAACTACACACAAAAAAACCGGCACATCAAAGCTGACACGTTCAACGTGCCGGTATAACTACTATTAACTTTTCAAAAATTCTTATGCCTCAACTGCCCACGTGCCGCGAGAGTTGATTATCTGATAACCAGATGCATTACCTGCGAGCGTTACAAAGTCGCCACGTTGTGCGGTTGTCTTTGTGTTGGTCAGCTTCTTACCAGCAGTACCAGCGGCGATATCACAACCGTTCGACAAAACTTCGGTACTATCGGGGTCAATCACGATCCCAGCAACTCCGAATCCAGCACCATTAACGATCGTAACCTGATAACCACTCAGAGCCGTTGCGATTGCGTCCAGAGTGACAATCTTCGTATCGGCAGTAACATAGATAATTTTACCACCATCAGCGAGGTCAAGGGTCTTGTCAGCGGCAGTAACTTCACGATTTTGGTTGTTACCAAATTCGTCATATTCGCCAGCCCTGAACTCAACTTCCATCTTTGTGGCCGAAACATATCTGGTAATCACACCAGCGTAACTATTCGATGCCGCTTCGAACGTCAGAGTTGCATCGTCCGAGGCATATACAGGTTGGCCGACATCAGTGATAAGGCCAACCAGAGCAACAACTAATCTGTATCTTCCGCTTAAAAACTGAATGTTCAAATCACCCGCCGCTCCTGCCACTCCGGTAGCTCCGGATGCAGAATTGTCGACCTTGCTTATTGCATGGCCGAGAAATTTATCGCCAGCTGTTAATGGCCTACCGTAACCGGAAGCGTTATCTCCAACCATCGCACCTTCAAAAACAATATCATCGGCGATAATCGGAACTGAACCTATCTGCCCCTCGACTTTCACGAGAGCTCTATCTACTGCTAAATCTGCCATTTTTTATACTCCTAATTTAAAGATTTAAAATTCTATTTTAAATTTTCTTGCGGTACGATTTTTACTTTGATTTTACTTTTGCATTGCCTTCTGTGCGGCTTTTACTCTATCAGTATCTCCACCGCCATTGGCTCTAACTATATAACTTTCCAGTGCTGTGATACTGGCCTGGTCTCCGATAGGCAAAACAAACGGTAGTCTATCAGCCTGGACAGACTTACCACCCGCACTGCGATAGGCTCTAACAGCTCCCATACCAAAGGGGTCGTTAACTTCTAAGACCATAAATCCTTTGATTTTGCTGGCGGGTTTGCCTTGCAGATATTTGATTTGATCGTTCAATTCTGCAATCTTTTTAGACGCTTTAAAACTCATATCAATGAGAACAGCTGCCTGTTCCGCCACCTTGGCTTCTGCCGCTTTGAGAGCCGGTACCTGTTCCGCCACCTTGGATTCTGCCGCTTTGAGAGCCGGTACCAATTCCGCCACATTGGCCTCTGCCTCTTTCAAATTTTTGTTATCATTTGCCATTTTCTATACCTCAAAAATTGTTAAATTTTTATTAAACCGCCAAAACTAAAGCTGTCGGTTCTTACTTTTTGCTTTGTTTTTCGTACTTAACAAAACCCAAGTACGACTTAAAACTTGAGAACTCTTCCTGCAGTTCTTTTGTTGCTTCGAACTTAGCCTTGAGCTGATCTTCTGTGAGAGTCATCGCATCAGCATCGGCATCTGGTTTCAACTCTTTCTGCTTGTCAGAAAACTCAGCATCTGCAGGGTCGATTACCTTGCCCGGTTTAGCTGGAGGATTCTTCTTGAGTTCGGTATTTGCCAAAGCCAGTTTTTCGTTGCACATTTTGAGCGCATCAACTACGGTCTTGCTCTCTTCGTAGCACTGAACCGCAATTTCGAGATTGTCTTTGCCGCATACTTCTTTGATTTCCTTGAACGCTCCACGTTCAAGCTTTTCGCCATCGGCCTTGCCCTTGTTGAACACATCTTTGTATATTTCAGAGTGTTCAACCTGGAACGACTCGATAGTCGTCTCAATTTCTTTTTTGTCTGCCATTTCAAAATCCTTTCCAATATTATTTTTATTATTTGACTGTTTAAATACTTCAGTTGAGCAGTTCTCTACTGCACCAAACGCACAAACCGACACCTCTCTTACAAAAGTGTTTGATATATATGTTCCAGGGCCTGTTAGTGTATGCCCATTAACCTGAACTGATTGTCCTTCTTTGATATATTCAATCTTCGCCCTTGCGTACTCGAATGACATTGACGCTTGAAATGGGAATCCAGCCGCTCCATCTTTTTTAATCTCGTTAGCAACATCGTTATCTAAAAACTCACCTGTCAAAACAGCAACCTTATCAACACTCAATTCTGTACCGATTCCAACTCTTTTTGATGTGTCGTGAGAATCCAAAATGCCAACTTTTTTTCGAGACAGTTTAATACTGCCCATATCAAACGCAAAATTCCCCCAGTACCAATGATAGTTAACCTGCCCATCATAGAATTGAAGTTTGAGTCGGTTATTCTTTTTGTCATCATCTTCGGCAGCAGCAAACTCTGCCTGACAAATAAAGTTGAATGCATCTGCTGGTATTTTACTTAGATCAGTTTTGTCATCAAATTTTTGTTCTATTACTGCTGGCATTTTTATGCTCCTTTTTTCTCAGGTACCAAAACTATATTTTTCTTTACGATTGCCTTATCTTCTTCAGCTCGTTTGTCCATAATGTCGCTAAAATCCCCGCCTTGGCGAGCGATAATTGCGGTGCGAGTAGTAGTTCCATTTTCGAGCTGCTGCATATCGGCCCTTGCTTCTTTATATGGATCAACATACGGCCATCGATTGCAGGCTATATCGTGTTTATATTTATCATTAACATCGCTGAGCTGGCCATTACTAATCCACTCATCGATTTTAAGTTTATAGAGGCGTGATATAAATGGTTTCAATACAAAGTCCTGCTCTGCCATCCAAGCTTCCTGAACCTTTTGGTAAGCTATGCGGGTATTCATAAATGTAGAATCTGAAAAGTCCAGAGTCACCAGCATAAGGGGCATTAGTAGTGGCCTGCCGATAAACATCAGCATTCGCCTTACGAACGGGTCAAACATTGCACCCGGCCGTTCCATTCCTATACCCTTAACATCTTCCCCTTTTTCGCCGTGATATATCATTCCGGGTTCAACTTTTTCTAATCGGTTATCATCAGCATCTTTGCCAGTTGAGCTAACCCCGCCGGTAAATCCTGCACCTATTTGGGAAGCTGCATCTTTTTCAGTAATGAATAATGCAAAGCAGGCATTCACTTTTGCCGCTACCAGTTCAGCCTCAACGTACCCGCAAAGATAATCGATATATTTTATAGCCGATGTCAGTGCCGGCTCACCTCGACTCTGACTAAATCTTTCAGGTGTGAAATGGTGATGAACATCACTGGCCAAATACTTCTTAACAGAATCAGCTTGTATATAAAATCCGTTATCGGCAGGCTTGCCAATATAATAGCCAACAACTTTATTTGTCTTTTTACTGAACGCTATACCGTTAGTAATGGTATAGTGTTTCCCATCCTTTGTTCCGAACGGTGTTCCTATTTGCTCGCCCTCAATCGCCTGCAATCCATCACTGGTAAATATCGTTGCCATATCACCATCTCGGCGGTAGGTCAAATACATCATCCGCAGGTACTGGTCGATATTAAACCGCCCTGTAACATCAACAGTCGATTGCTGCATCTCTTCTTTCCAAAGCAGTTCAGCCGCAGCGTTCCATTTTATATCAGTAGTTCGTGCCTGCATTTTAACACCATTACCGACAACGCCATCACGTTCGGTTTTTAGTAATCCTTTTACCAGTGGATTATTGAGACACAGATCACGGCAAATTTCACGAATGGCGAAAAGACTATGCTCATCCAAGTGTTTGTCAGCCGTACCGCCGAGTCGGGAGCGTTTCTTATTGAGGCGATCCGATTTGTCAATCACATCATAGGCCATACGGTACTGTTTGCGTTTCACCGCAATCGCCGGAGCAACTACCGCAATAGCATCGTCCAGTTTGTCAGCCCAACTTTTAGGTTGTGTTTTTTTCTCTCTCAATTAAAACTCCGCCACTGATTTTCTTGATACGCTACCTAATGCGACCCTGCGTTCAAGTGCTTGTTCCATTTTGAGCAAAGTATCTAAATCCGCTTTTTTGTATGTGCGACCGTTAATAGAAACTTCTTGCCCACCATCGATAATTCCATCGATAGCCGTCTGAACAGCTGTAAGCCTCTCGGCTAAAGTAGCCATTTACGCCTCGCAATTTAATAGTTTTGTATATATAAACCTACTTTTCATAACCCTATTTTACTACTTTTGGGTATTCTTAGAAAGGGCTCTTACTAATAATTAGTAACGACATGAAGTTTTTTTTTACTCATCAGTTTCGACAGATTTGAAGCTTTTTCCGCACTGACTGTAGCGATGGTATCTGATGGGCAAATTGTTGGAATCATAGCATGGTGCCTGTTTTGAACCGCAAAAAGGGCATTTTGGGCGTATATATTTAACCACAACTACCGGCTCTTCTACTGGCGGAGCAGGCGTTTTGTGTCTTTTGCGTCCGGTGTTTATCCCTAAATCCGGTATGTCGTCCAAAAATCCGTTCATTTTTTTTTGTTTTTTTGTTTTTTTTAATTGATTTTTAAATTTTTGGTAAATCATCCAAATAGCCAGAGCCGGTTTTCCTTTGCTGTTTGCCCGCTGGCTTTGCTTCCGGAACTTTCCAAGGCCCCAGAAACTTTGCACCCGCCACTTCCCCTGCAAAATATGCATAGACGCTACAGTCCCAAAGGTGGTTTGCTACGTGTTCGCCTT